AAAACCCGTACGACACGCCTGACAATAATCTCCGAAAGGGTAAAGGTTATAGGGTAGAACGTCGTCTCGGAAATCCAACAATCCCAGGTCTCTTTTCGAGGAGAGGCACTGGTATCCAAAGTGCAATACGCGGTGCTACCGCTGCTGCACTACTCGTTGGCTTCCTTGGGAAGAGGCCATAATCAAACAACCGCGTCCCAACGCGACTACATGGAGTATTTACCATGCCGAACGCTGTTAGCGTTACCGTTAAAGATCTTGCCAACGCGGACAAGATCTTTGACGTTGTGTCCCCCTCTTCCGGCGGCGCCGCCGCTCAGTACGAACAAACTGCAGCATCAAGTAAGAAGGCCTTGCGACCTTCTATCGATGTTGTCAATCGTCCTGTGAACGGCGCGCCGAACTCTCGGAAGGGGTTGGTCACTGGGGTATTCCCCGTCGTGCAAACCGTAGCTGGCGTCGAACAGGCGCATAGCTACACGTTTTTCAAACTCGAATCGAAGACCGACTCCATGGTTGACGATGCGACGCTGGAAGACCAGTTTGTGCGGTTCGCCAATTTCGTCTTGAACGTCGGCGTGCGCAAGTCCATCGCAAATGGTCACAACATGACCTAATGCTATGAGCAAGCGCCGCACGATTGATGAGAATCTCATCCGTGTCTTCGCAACGTTATGCGACGAAGTTGGGTCGGAATTTTCTGAGCGAGCTAAGAAATTAGTTTTATCAGGAGATTTTGAGGGCTATCTGAACCTTCAGGTGGACCCAAATGCCTACTACACCTTTCTGGACTATCACAAAGACAACGCTGTCCGGTGCTTCCTTCGGAAGTACCCAAAGCTCCCTATCAAAAGGGACCTCAGCCGTGAGGCAGAGGATAAATTCTTTGTGCTAGAAAGGGAAAATTACCAAACAAACCGTAGATTATCTAAACACCTCCTTTCACAGGGTCCTTTTGAGACCCCAGGAGACTTGATTATCGACGAATTTCTTCGTCGTGTCAAGGTTAAGGTATCTAAGATGCTCGGGAGACTCCCGAACGTTCTACTCGGAAAGTTTGGTAAGGGCGCGACCTTCAGCGACAAAGGACGGGATGTGCTCCTGCCCAATAAGATGTCATCAAAACCCACTATGACTAGTGATGTCTCCGGCTTAACCCAGTTCTTCTGGGAGACAGCTTGGGGCGTTGCAGTCATGTCTGATAGAAAGACACCGTACCTCGTGAGAGGCAATAGGTTCCTAAGCGTCCCGAAAGACGCCACAAAGAACCGCGGTATCTGCGTTGAGCCTTCAGTAAATGTGTTCCTACAGCTTGCTGTTGGATCTCACATAAAGGCCAATCTCAAACGCAAGTTTGGGATTGACCTATACGAAGCTCAACCGATCCACCGTGCTTTAGCACGCCATAGTAGTTACTATGGCGGGTTAGGCACTTTGGATTTATCAGACGCTAGCGACCGAATCAGCCTCAATTTGGCTAAAGCACTGCTGCCAAGTGAGTGGTTTGACCTTCTCGATTCTTTGAGAAGTAAGAACACCTTGATTCGCGGGTCGTGGCATAGGAATGAGAAGTTTAGCAGCATGGGCAACGGCTTCACCTTCGAGGTGATGACCGTTATCCTGTTTGCTCTATGCTGGGAAGCATGTGAGCGACGGGGCCTAGACATTCTTTTTCAAGAGAATGTCGCGGTGTTTGGTGATGATATCATCGCACCGACCCCTGTCTGCGAAGACTTACTCTCGATCCTGCCGTAC